GAGTATATAAAGAAATATATCAGATAAGGCAACACCAAGCCTTACCAAAGCGGACGGGTGGAATCGAACCACCGAAACGAAGAATTTTTAAAAAAATATTATAAGGAGTTCCCACGAATGGAAAAGTTTTTTTACGAAAATAAAACGTGCTGTTGTAACTGTTGGCTTGGCCCTGTCGTCCGCTGGAAGATCTCTGTTTCCTTCAATCTTCCGATAATACAATTTTACCACCTTTTTTTTGACACTTTTCCCAACTTTCAGCGACTTTTTAAAAAAATACTTGTATATTTCTTTTCCAACCCTTCAAAAAATGGTTTTATGATATGCCGATAGACTGAATTCTTTGACATAAAGAGCTCGAGTGCCACCCCTTCGACGTTTTTCGTTCGCGTTACATATAGCGCCTTGATTGCCTCCCAACTCGAGGGAGCGCATGAGCTTGTATATTCTGTGATCGCTTCTGCGAGCGTATAGAGTCGAATCAATTCCGGATCATTTTCTTTTAAGATCACGTTTTTAAGGGCTTCTGGCGTGTTAGTTGCTGCCTTGCTCTTAATAAACCAATTCTCGTCGAAATTTTGATAAGGGAAAGTGATCTCTTCGATTCGTTCTTTGATCTCTTTATCGAATGGATATCTTCGAAGTGCGTCGATTAGATATCCGTATCTTGTTTCAATTCTCAAGCTCCCCTCCTTTCTAGCCTCGACTGAGCTTTATACTTCTTTCTCGTAAATGTCAAAGGCGCCTCTCTTGTGATTGTTTCGGAATTCCAACGCTTCGGCTTTTGTTTTAAATTCAAACTCCTCGAATGTCGTCGAATGATTGCAATCCCAGCGCGTCAACTTGTTATACTTTCTCACGATATAGACTTTCACACTATCCCCCAACGCCGTTAATATCGGCGATTTCTTGTAATTCTTGTGCCATACGTGAATTATAGTCATTGTTCAATTTATTGATAATCACGTCTTGCATGACGTTTTTTTCTTCGGCTTTTTCCAGCTCGTTCTTTTGCGTCCGGATTGTTTGCTGTAGCTCGCTGTTGCTCGTTTCAAGCGTCCGTACTCTTGCGTTCAAATTGACGCATACCACGAATAGGACCAAGAATACAAACGCGATATTTGCGCATACTAGTTTTACATTATTCGTCATTTTCTCGTCCTTCTTTCCACATAGCGAGCCCGATCACTGCGAGGCCACCAAGCCATGCAAGGGATAGGAGCCCGAATATAACAGTTAATAAGTCCATTAGTTTTCCTCGTTTTTTCTCTCAAAATACCTTAAAGCAAGCCAAACATCTGATAGGGTTGGCGTGCCTTTGAAAATACCATTCCATTCCATCGAATGAAAATTGAAACCACCTCCAAAATATTCAACACGAAAGTATGGTTCTTTTTGATCTTCATCTCGAAAGATTGAATTTATTTGATTGGTATTTATTATGCGTTCTTCTGAATTGTTTCTGAAAATAACAAACATCACTCAGCCCCTCCATGAAGCACCATCAAAAACTTTACCACCTCTAAAAGGCGATCCCGCAACTAATAAACGTTCAAGGTTTGCTCTTCTTGTTTCCAAAAAGACCTCCTTGAATAATTCCCAAGCTCTGGTTTTAGATAAACGCTTATCATCTTGTTTTTTTAATTTTTCGACCAATCTTTTTCTTGTTTTATTCAGCGACATCACTCCACCTCCTTAACTTCAAACATTTTGCTATTAAATACCTCACCAAAGCCAGCTTCTTCTAATTCTTTGCGGGTGTGGTGCGCATTTACATCTTCATAGTTATTAGGATTGCCAAAATACCACGTTTCCATATCAATATTGCGTTTTAATGTTCTTGTTTGGTCTGTAACACCTTTCATCTTCACTAAATACCGCTTCTCATTCTCGATTGTGTAGCCGAACTGGTGCATATTAATGATGGTTTGAAATGATTCTTTTGAATTGTTAAACCAATTTTTAAATTCATCATCTTCTATCTTATCCCAATCCATAATATAATTCCACAAGTTATATTCTAGGTCATATTTATTCTCCTCATACCAATCCGCCACAAACTGCGGTACTACAACTTTCTGCGGTTCGTCTAGTTGTTTCAGATCTTCCAAAACTCCAGCGATTGAAATAATAGTAAAAGTAGTCTCCTCATATTTTTTGACCAATTCCTTTTTATTCATTCTTCCACCTCCTCAACTTCAAATAGTGGATTTGTGAACACGTCACCGAACCCGCCTTTTTGAAGATTTTCTAACGTGTGATACAAGCGGACACCGTCTAGTCCTGTCGTATTGCCAAAATACCAATATTGTTGTATACTATTCCATTTCAGATACTCCCAGCCGTCACCAATATTTTTTATTGTTACGATATATCGTTTTTCAGGATCGATATGATATCCATTCACCCAAGCGTCAGCAAAGATATTTTGCCGATTCTTTTCATCTTCACAAAACCATAGATTCACTTCTTCTGGTGCGTTTTCTAGCGCGAAATGCAAAGTCTTGTTTCGGCCTCTCACGCAAGAGATCCAGTTCGCCACCGGCCGGGGGAGCGTGACTTTTTCTTTTGGTTCGTCTAGTTGTTCAATCTTTTTGATAATCTTATTTACATCAATTCCGTTTATAAACTTGTTTAAACTACCTTTCAAAGACTCACAATAATCTATCAATTCTTGTTTATTCATTCTTCTACCTCTTCCACTTCTACGAGTGGGCTTTCTAGCAACCACCCGATACCTTTTAGATTTAACTCGTCGATCGTAAACGACTGCTTAAATTTTAGCTTGTATCGTCTATCATCTTCGAGCTCGATCATGTATGTTTTAGTTGTTTTATTAAATCGTTTTGAGTTGCAAAGAAGACTCCGCAATGACTCGATCTTTCGCCCAGTTTGTTCTGCGATCTCTTCCATGGTCCCGAACGCGATTAGCGTATCGTCTTTATAATAAGCAAACGTCCGAACTTTCATCGGCGATCCCAATAGTTCCACGTCTTCGATTCCGAAATAATCGCATATAGCCTCAATTCCTGTTTTATCGGGTACGCGATCCCCACGGAGCCAAGAGTCGATTGTTTTTTTTGACCAGCCTAGTTTTCTTGAAAGCTGTGTTTTCGTGACTCCTTTTTCGTCCATCAGACGCTTTAGATTCTTTTTGAATTCTGCGCGCTGTTTCAGATCATATTTCACATATTCCATGGGTTCCGCTCCTCTATCGTGATCTGGTAATTTTTACCGTTGAGCGTGATTTTTGTTCCTCTAGACATTTGCGCTTTTTCTCGGTTCAATCTTTCGATCAAAGAAAAACAGATCTCGCCCAGTTCTAACAATGTTTCATATTGCGAGTTGCGAGCTATTTTTCGCTCCATCTCTTCCAAGACTTCATAGTACGTTTTTTCTTTCATGCCCTCACTCCTTCCGCTTGAGCTTCGAGCCATTCAAACAAGAGCCCGAATTGCTTTACGACTAATTCATCGTCATTGTACTTTTTGCAGATCTCGGCGATCGCGTCCACGGTCCAGAACCAATAACGCTCAGATCCAAAACCGAGGCTTTGCGCGACTTGGTTATTTCGTGCCATGAAGTCCGGGAGCTCGACGCTAAAGAAATGTATATAATTCATCGTCC